AATCAGACAGACACAGCTCTTAAAGAGTTGTGCTGTCGGGTAAAACAGCAGGTGATTGTACCGCAGTCCAATCATTGGAGGCCTATTCTGGCTTCACATAGTAGACACGTAAGTGGCTACCCTGCAAAATAATAAAGTGGATTTCCAACTTAGATATTTCTATCAAGGTTAAGAGAGCTCTATATTAAGCAGAAAGGCGTTAAAAACGTCTTTTCTAATTATTTAGAACTCAATTACCTGAAGAGATTTTCTAGTGGGAATTTGTTTTCTAACAAACTTAGACTGAATAACCTTTCCAGTGAAGCTTTAAATTTCTATCTACATAATTCCCTTTGGAGGGATATGAGACCAGATAATTTTAAACGTTTAACTGGAAGACCGATTCATCATTACCGCGCTATTTTTAATACAGTGGATGGAATTTTAATTCCAATACTGATTACAACAGGTGCAATGAGAGAATACGCAATTCTAGATAAGCTTGCTAAAAAAATCTTTGAATGTCTAATCGACAACTACGCAGAAACGATTTCAAACTTGAAATCCTCTAAAAAGAGGTTCAAGAAGAATTTCGCTGAGGGTAAGTATCTGTTCGATGGAATTCATGATGAATTCGTACCATATTTTAGGATCTGTTCTAACCTTATGTAAGGAGAAGAACTAGGCCCAAAACAGGTCTAATATCTCATGCTTTTCACCTAAACTAGAGCTACCGGGCTCGCTGATTTCTCAATGAGTCTCCGTGCTGTCGAAAAGTTTTAAAAAACTGTGCAATCATCGTACATTAAGCCGTAAGTTTTACTTGAAGAAAACTATGGTCTTGCCGTTGATAAAGCACTTAAAATATTTAGTAGCATTCCACCTTACAGCAAACTGTCAAGTGGACCTACATCTTGTTTCGAAGGCACTGTAGACGAAGGTGGTTAAACCGGAGTTCTAAAGAGTCTTACAAAACGTTCAAAAACATCTCCATACTTTATTACTAAAGAATATGATCTTAGGACTCTCGAGTCTCAAAGGCATAAACCTAAGTTAATAAGGTGTGCACAGGATGTTTTGAATTTTTGTATAGACTACGCTCTAAGATTCCCCAAAAAGATGAGGTTTTCTAGACTGGCCGTTGTAAGGGATTAATCTAAAGCAAGAGTAGTCACTATGGCACCCTTTGCAAAGCTAATCATATGCAATTTTATATAACATCTTCTTAAGGAGGCCAATTGGGGTCCCGAAGTGCGTTCTGGTATGGAATCAGAACGACATCTCTGGAATTTCCTCTGGAAAAACCTCCATAATGAAAATACTTTAACATAAAATCTTTTTAATTTCGGTAAGATGTTTGCTCTATCTACCGATCTTGAAGAGGCTACTGACTATGGTAATCCGTATGTCGGTAGAGATCTTTTCATGAGAATTCTCAAATTCTGTGATAAAAAGTTCGAGTGGTTTCCCACTGGACTCGCATTAAAGGCTTTTAACCTTTTAATGTAGCCAGGGTATATACTCGTTCCTAGTAATCTATCGAATAATTCCATGAAATATCTTATTGTTAAAACTAATGGAGTAGAAACTAAGTTCTACTATATTGAAAAAAAGAGATCTTGGTTGATGGGTGACCCCCTAACTAAAATCCTTTTGACTTTTGCTTAACAGGTTGCTTCAAATTTAACTAACCTTAGGTTTCCTAATTTCTGTAAAGTTTCTTCATCAGTTGGTGACGATCATATATCGCTATCTAACGATGTTGAAATCTTATAAGGATAGGTCTAATCTTTAAGGGATTTAGATTTTAAGATCTCAGAGTAAGATACATTTATATCTTAATATATAATGTACTACTGTGAAGAGTGCGCTTTGGTACCTTAGGTACTCTAGAATTTATTATAAATTTCTATGAGACGTTAGGCTACTCGCACACCTGGTAAGACCTTTTTAATATACACAGATACACCTAGAATAAAGTTAATGTTGGATAATCCAACCACATAACTTAAGTCTGATGATCTATGGATAGGTAAATTTAATTTAATGGGGAAAGAAGCCACATGGACTTATCGCAATAATCGGTCTCTTTATGAGCCATTTGATATTGCGTAAATCTTAATGTGTTTAACACTTCCTCACCATAATTCTAATCTCCTCCCATTCGGTCCTTCTGAATTGGGATGCGATGGACTTTTTTGTCCTGACATTTAATTTCTTTTTACACTCCATCAATCATGTATGAGAGATGAAAAAGATAATTAATTGCGACTCTCTACATATAGTTGGAGAGTTGAAAAGGTTCTAAGTGGAGGAACGCTTCCGCGTTTCGTTCGATCTTAGAAACCTGTTCAAGGTATAAAGTCTTATTAGATGTATATTGACAATCCAGAAAAAGTCTTGGGTGTCATTAACTAGGTAGATTCTATTCGGCCCCTTGTTGTCACTATTGATGACAATGGGGAAGATTTGAGAGAAAATAATCGTATTTTACTCGCATCTCTTAATACTGGTTTCCTTATGTCTCCATCGAAAATTTGCATGCACTTTTTAAAGTGTGCTTATTTCCATAGGATACTATAGGGCTTTGATCCAGATTCTGAACTTGAATCTAAATTTATAATTAAAGATGGCTAAGTCATTTCCCATGCAGATGCATTTGGGCCAATGCTTCCTTAAAATTTCAAATTTTAAGGTGGTTTTTCAAAATTAAAACTCACTTTAGAGTAATATTCATAATTAAACGAAATTATTCTCTTAAAAGGAATTTATATTTTTGATTTACCAAGCTTCTATCTTAAGAAAAGTGCTTTACAGCACATAAATTATATGGG